AGCAATGAAAGCGCTTAGAGACTTAGGATTAATCACAGAGGGGGAAGACAATGGCTAGTTATGTGGTGCTATGTGAGGCAGAAGGTTGCGAAGAAGAGAACGAAGATTATGAATGGAAGAACAATACATATTGGTTTACCTGCCGCAAGTGCGGTTGGGATAATGAGGTAGTAGAGACGGGGTTTTACTAATGAAATTCAGAGTATCTTATTTGGTTAGCGGTATGCGTGTGGTTGAGGTTCACTTACCAGAGGGGACAGAACTGCCTGAAGGCTGGGCAGATATGCGTAATGAACAGAAAGATGAATGGCTATTCGCTAAACAGACAACATCTCGTGTGCTAATGGAAGACTTGGATTATGCAGAAGCACACAGAATTACGGCTATGCCTTGACCGCTACCACGATAATCCTAGTCCTGTTGCTTATCAGATATAAAAATAAATTAGTTTTTTACTGGAGAAATTGGAGAGATAGATGAATAACGATAGAGACTGGCACAAAGAAGGACTGTGTTCGGGTCACCCTGACCCTGACTTATGGCACTACGAAAACACACGCGTACCTGATGAGCAGCAACTTCAGGTGTTAAGAAGCATAGAAGCCATAGAGTTATGCCACGAATGTCCCGTTAAAGCACAGTGTTTAAAGCAAGGTATGGAACACGAGAATATTATTAGCGGTATCGGTGGATGTGGCTCAATATGGGGCGGGCTTATGACTGGTGAGCGTGCCTTGATAGCAGGATACAAGGTGGGAAGCCACCCAATACGCAACGAGGACAGGCACAGAAGGCAAGTCAGGGCTAAAATTGCTAGAATTAGTGTATGAAAAGACAGACACTAGCCCTCATTGGGCTGCTAGTAATTGCCTCACTCTTTCCTATCTCTAAGAAGGTAGAGGTGGATGTTGCGGTAAAGGTTAAGCATCCGATAGAGGTGCAAACTGAGGCTACTTGGGAGCAGAAGAAGGCTAACAAGATTATGGCTATGCAGTATGCCCAAGCAGGTTGGGGCTGGGATAAAGCGCAAAGGCAGTGCATTTATAAATTGTTTATGGCTGAGTCAAAATTTGACCATTTAGCAGACAACAAAGACAGCACCGCATTTGGTATCGGACAGGTACTAAAAGAGAAGAGCAGACAACCTGACATACAGATACTACGCGCTTACAAATATATCAAGCACCGATATTCTACCCCGTGCCGAGCGTGGAGCCACCATTTAAACCGTAACTGGTACTGATGTTTGACCTACAAGGTGAGCCTACATTTGCCTGTATCTGTGGTTGTCTGATGTTTGAGATAACTGTGATGTGGAATATGGAGGACAGAACTGTAGGTTGGTATGATTTGAAACAGAAATGTAAAGAATGTGGGTCGGTAAGTACCGCACCAACACCGATAGACGGAGACAATGATGCCTACTTATGACTACAAGTGTAACCAATGCGGTAGCACGAGAGAGATACAAAAAGATTTTGGTGACAGCACCGAGCCAACTTGTTGCCAAAGCACAATGAGTCGTGTATGGTCAGCAACACCAGTCCACTTTAAAACAGGTGGCTTCTATTCAACAGGAGGATAAGATGAATACAATACAATCTTGGAAAGAGATTACAGAACTCTACGAAAAAGAAATGATACGCGATTACCCCGAAGGATTATGGGTTGACCCAGCGGAGTCAGAGGCAGATAGCATTTCCTGAAGTATCTGATTTATACTGTCAAGTCGGGGTCTGCATTTAGGTTTTGTCGGCGTGTCGCCGTCTGGGTTTTCTGAAAAATAAAAAATCTAAAAAGTCCATTTGCTATACTTACTCCATCATCTACTAGACAGGAGAAAATTAGATGAGTACAAAAGCCAAATGCTTTGCGTTAGCAAATCAACACGGTATAACGATTGAGTATTACTTTGACGATTGGCGCAAGTCAAGTAGTGTTGATTTACCTGATGGTTTTGTTGACGACAATGGTAGAACAGGTCTCTGCTTTGAGTCCTACGAGGACTCTGCAAAAGAGTTCTGGAAAGCAGTTTATGGCGACATACAAACTATCGTCGCTTGCAAAGATAGATGGCAGAAATCCCCTTACAATGAGACAGGAAAATAAAATGATTTACAATCCATCAGAAATACTTTCATCTCTTGAAAATGCAAATGAAATTTTAGAGACTGTTTGGAAAAACATACCCAACTCTATAGAATTAGGTTGGGCGGCTTCCGACTTTGATAGATTTCATAACATTGGAGTTGACTTAATGATTTTAATGGAAAGATGTCGTGAAGAGATTGCAAGGACAGTTTAGAATAAATAATAAGAAGCCCCCGTTTCGGCGGGGGTTTTTTATTTGTCTTCTTCTTCCTGCTTCGGTTCTTCATCATCATCTCTGAATGGTCTGAACCCACCGATTTTATTTATCAGTTTGCGGATAGCCCGCTTGTGTCTCATCCGAGCAGCGTCTTCACTACCCAACGACAACTCACCTGCTATCGCACCGAACTCCATTGACTCTGCGTGTCTTAAGAATAAAACTTTCCTATCATCTTTAGATAGTTTCCAGAAACCGTAATCAACTTCAATCATCATCGCCATCATATTGCCACCCTCATTCGGGGCTGACGGTCTGCCTGGTCTGCCTAAGTCTACCTTCGCACCGAGTCCGTGCTCACCTCTTAAGACAGCAGGAAGGATTGCCTCAACCATATCGGCTTCGTAATAGAACAAGTCACTTGCTTCGTATCCGCCTGACTTCGCTTTCCAATGTTGGCAATAGTCCAACGCTTGATTGCGAAGCGAACGATAGATTAAATTCTTTGCATCCTTCTCACCGATTGCTTCCCAGGTATCTAACTTATTGGGATGCTCAACGAACCACTGATAGAGTGATTGTTTAATATCATCAAACTCTATCGGTGAAAACTTTCTATGATAGTCAGAGGCAACAGCATCAACGATGTACTGCCAACGCTCTATTCTATTCCACTCTATCGTCATCCTTATACTTCCTTGTCGCAGTCATTAAGTCGTCAACAGTAATGAGGAAGCCCTTGCTTTGGTTCGGAGGAATGAAACAACTTATCTCTCTACCAAATTCCTTTACCGCATAGCGCAGCACATCAGTTGGTACGATGAGAGTTGACTCCTGCAACACGAACGCCCAATAAGATGCTTCGGTTACACCGAGTCCAGAGGCAGCCCAGTCCCCTACCTTTTGAAAGAAACATTCAGTCTCTATATAAAGATTGTTTGTCTTGAACCACTTGCGGTCACGCTTGACCTCAACGGTACGACCACCAGTAAGCAACTCATCCACAAGTTGTTCGCCTTTGCGACCATAGCCAAAGTCTAAATCAAAACTTGATTTAGTTGCCACTATCCCACTTACCCCTTAGAACGAGTAGCCCAATGATACCATAGTTGGCTATATCCTTGAAGGAATCTTCAAGCGGTTCGTTCTCAGCGGTAGTGTTGCCTTGCTTAGTTAGATTGACAATGCGGGCTATCTTGTCCCACATCCGTACTACTAATCCCTGTGTTGCACCGTAAGGCGAGTTAGATATGTTCTTCGGTCCGTAGTCCCGATGCTTCTTGATAAGCAAGTCACCGAGTTCCAACATCGTATCTCTTACATTCAGTTCAAACTCTGCCCAGTTAGTAGGGGAATGTGTAGCGTCACCACTAGAGTCTTTTCCTGAACAACATAGTTCTTCACGTTCAGCCCTTGTTCTGCCAAGTGGGTTATAATCTGCCATATCTCTTCACGCTCCGCCTTCTTCATCTGTTTCCTCCGACAATAGTTCTTCTAATGACTTATCAAAATCCTGCAACGCAGACTTGACTACCATATCCTCAACCAGTTCATCTATCAAATCGTAACCCATCTCGCCAGCGAATAGAGTTACAAAGGTTGACTGGCTAATCAGTGTTATACATAAAGCGAAGCAAAGAACCGAGCAACAACTTAAACCCATTCGGTAGTATGTAGTAAGGGTCAAAGTCTTCATCATCTTCTAGTGCGTGGTCTATTAACTCAAATGAATTTTCAAACTGCTGATTACAATCGTGGCAGAAGTTTGGAGTATCATCATCCTCAAAGTTAAACTTCACTATGCAATGCCAGCCTTATCCTTTATGTATCCTGCTCCGTGCTTGACGAATAGCGAGTTGACATCTTCTCCTTCTGGCAGTTGCACAATAGTAACGGGGAGTTCCCTAGCCAATGAGCGTGCGAACTCCGTCCCCGCTTGGTCGCCGTCTGCAAAGACGAAGACTCTTTCAAAGTCTGCGAGTAAGCGAGTGTAATGTTTCTTCCAACTATTAGCACCAGGCACACCAACACAGGAGATGCCAACACAATGACTAAGAGTAATAGTATCCAGTTCACCTTCACACACTCCAATGAAATCACCAGCACGTTCAACATCTAATACGTTATACATCTTAGTCTCTGCCCCAGTCATACCCATATACTTAGGCTCAACAGCAGGGTTAAGAGAACGAAATCGCAAGTCAACAACACCAGTCTTGGTGATATAAGGGATAGACAAGCGACCAACGAACGCTTCGTGTCCAACCTCAGGCTCCCCGACTACGCCTAATTGCGCCAGCCGTGCTACTTCCAGAGGAATTCCCCTGCTTTCTAGGTAGGCTTGAGCCTGATAAATGTTTGCCGCGTACTTCTCTGTTGCTCGTCCCAGTAAATCCTTCTGCAATGCGCTTTGCTTCACGGATGTTTACTCCTTCTCTTTGTGCGATGAGTTGCAAACTGTTACCTTGTACGCCACAGGCAAAGCATATAAAGATATTTTTGTCCAAGTTCGCGGAACCTGACTGGTGCGTATCATCGTGGAACGGACACTTAAGGTTGACTTGCCCGTGCCTTTGTCGTATGTTCGCACCGTAATGTGTGAGGACATCTGCGATGTCTGGCAAGTCGTTGTCAATTTTTATCACCGTAACCTGCATCTCTTAATAGTTTCACAGCATCCTCCAGTCTTAGTAAACATACCCAGTCGGATACACTCTTCTCACCTTGTCCGTTAAGCCTTAAGACTACAACACCAAGGTCTTTATTATTATCTCTATCTTTTAATTGCGCGATAGCAGCAGCAGGATTAAATCCTGTTCTTGCTTTTACTTCCCAATCAATACCGATAGTGCCAGTAACATCAGAGCCACTACGACCAGCACCTGTGCTCTCAGCAAAAGGAAATCCGTTCTCTGCGAGGTAGAGCGCCAAGACTTTTTGACTTCGGTATCCTCTGTGTTTGCGCGATTGCGATGCCACTTAGTACGCACTCTTGTCCTTGCGTAAGATGCGAACAGCCCAGTTCATACCAACGTTAACGCCTTCTGTCCACTCATCTGTGATAGGTGGCTTGGCTTCTTCTATCTTGTTAATAAAGACTAACAACTCTTCGTTAACCTTGTGCATTATAAGTTGACGCATCTCTTGTGTGATGTCGTCTTCTTCTTCTCTTAGCATCTGTTATCCATTCTCTGGTATGTCGTCCATAAACATATACTCAGGGTTAAATGATAGCCAACAATTCAGGTTTGCGTTGGCATCGGCACGCCCATATCTATTCTTTACTGGTGCAACTGCCATTGAAGTCCCGACCACACCAAGAGTACAAATAAGAGCAGGTAACTGAGCGACCTTACCCTGTAGAGCCGACCTTGGTTGGCAAGGGTTACCCATAACAGCCTCACTAGTATGATGAAGAATAATAATTGCAGCATTGGTGGCACGAGCAAGGTACTTCAACTCCTTCATAATTGCACGCATAGATGCAAACTCTTCACCACCATCGGTGGCTATATCCATTAGGTTATCTACGAAGATAGCCACAGGAGGACAACCCCACAGTTCCTCAAAGGCTTGCACTTCTTCGTCAATGTCTTGCAAGGTAGGGCTAGATTCAAATGACCACACGAT